ATTATCATATATTTATAATGATAGTAATTATGCAAGTAATTGGGCGAACCTATTGGCTAATAGAGATTTTTACTCTAAAGACCTTAACTGTACTTTAAGATACAGTGTGGGTCAACCAATGGGTGCTTACAGTAGCTGGGCAGCCTTTACTATAACCCATCATCTTGTTGTTGCTTATGCCGCACATTCGTGTGGTATTAGGCAATTTAATGATTACATTATTCTAGGTGATGACATAGTTATTAAAAATAACCGTGTCGCCCAAAAATATGTAACTATTATGACAAGACTTGGGGTTGATATATCTGTTCCAAAAACACATGTATCTAAAGATACATATGAATTTGCAAAAAGATGGATCAAAGATGGTAAGGAGATCACTGGAATTCCACTTAGAGGTATATTAAATAATTTCAATAATCCTAAAATTGTTTTATTAGAATTAATGGATTATTTAAAAAGATATGCCCTTTGTCGGTATTCTGCTCTAGACTTAGCCTGTTTGTTATATAACAAAATCCCTTTTAAAAAGAAGAGAGTTTACACTTCTTATAAAATGAGGAAATTGTTATATGACTTTAACCAAGCTATCAGATATACTTTTGGTTTATGTACATTGGATGAACTTCGTTCATACTTTGCTCATAAATTCAAAAATAGTGAGATAGTAGTGCCAGGCAATAAGTGAATTCTTTTATATATAAAAGAACTTATTGCCATGACCTTGGTTAAAGAAGTTGCTTTAGCCCGTCTGGATATGGCCTACAATTGAAGGTCTTTCTCAGCGTACTTTTACAAATTAATGTGAGGTACAAATGAGAGAGAACTTTCTCTTGATAGGACTAATATCCGGGCCATCCCGTTATACACATCTTATGAAAATCATATGTTAAGAATGAAAAAGGTTTTTAAACTTTTTGAATCTAACAAAGTTGATCTCATGACGATATGTCTTAACGTTACGATGGATAATTTTGATATGATTTCTTATATGCATAGATCTAAATCTAAACATATAGAAATTATCTCAAAATTATGGACTAAAGCTTTTAACATTATGGGTCACAAACGACCTGATCAATTTATCAAATGGCATAAAGAGCTAGATACTTTAAAAAAGGTTGAATACCTTGTTTCAAGTACTAGTCCTATTAAACCATTAATATAAACTGAATAGTTCGATTGAGATAGATAATGTTTATTGTCTTCTAAATGCCG